TGAGGGGCTCCGGCGCAGTGCAATACATTCTTCCCCCCTATGGTGTTAGACCCCCTTTCCGGGGGGGTCAACCATTGTTGGGGGGATGTTTTCAGGATTGTTACGATCCTGGGGACCTGGAAGGAGCTGGTGCTTTTGGCTGTTAAGCGACGTACGCTCCCCTTCACTTGGGGGCGTGGTCGTGCTACCGAAGAATACACTAACCCTAGTGTGATCTTCGGGGAGACATGGATACCCAGTGATGGGTCTCTTGCTCCTAGCCTCAATGGGACTCAGGTAACTGAGTCCGAAACACATACCGGTTGGGATTCTGGACTCTTTGAGCTCAATAATAAGGGCTCAAGGGTGTTCCATTACCAACCGGATGTTGGTGGAGCTTTTACGATGCGCAGGCAGTGCGTTGAGTGGCCTGAACTTAGGGCCACCCCCGTCACTCTTGCTTCAGAGTGGAAGCCTACGTCGTTCAACGTCAACCGTTCGGTTCGGTCCGTATACCAGGGACCGTTATCGCTCGGTATGGCTGCGCGATTTTATGCCTTTCCCCCGTTTGCTCAGAGCAGTGATGCCGCTCTTATGCAGGCTGGGACGAAGGCGATCGCGTTATGTGCGCCCACCAATAGCGTCGCAAACTTGGCTTCCTCCCTTATCGAGTTACGCCGTGAGGGTCTCCCAAAACTTCTGGGAACTACCTTTTGGCAGTCGAGATTAAAGCGTCTTCGATCGATCGAACAGGTCGTCGAGCGTGATGTTACCACTGTCATAAAACATAGTGGTGACGAATATCTCGGTCTCGAATTTGGGTGGAAGCCACTCGTTGCAGATGTCAAGGACGTTGCTAAATCCCTCGTTCAGTTTGACGAGCGGATGCAGCAGTACGAACGAGACGCCGGACGAGTTGTGAGGCGACGTTTTGTGTTTCCACCTTCCATCAAAGAGGAAGTCGAAGTAATCCAGAGTGGTATTAGCCCGGGTACCAATCCGAGCGGATCCATCTGGTATGACACCTCTAAGTGGAACCAAGGCAGCGTAGTCCGCACCCGTGTAACAACGGTGAACCAATGGTTTTCAGGTGCCTTCACTTATCACCTCCCCCGAGACTATCAAGCTCGGAGTGGGGTGGCAGCGTTGGCTGACCAAGCACGTCATGTGCTAGGGTTAGACCTGACACCAGAGGTTCTGTGGAACGTTATGCCTTGGAGCTGGGCCGTTGATTGGTTTTCTAGTACGGGAGATGTAATTCATAATCTCACGGACTGGTCCACCGATGGCTTGGTGTTGAAGTACGGGTATATCATGGAGCATTCAGTTGTCCGTGATACACTCACCTTCGTCGGGGAGACCGGCCTATTGGCCAGGTATCCTCAACGTCCGGAC